GCAGCTCCAATGTGGCGTTGAGCACTTTGGCGCTCTTGGCCATTTCTTCGGCGATGAAACGTCCGCCGGTCATCTGTTCCATGTCGAAGTCGATCTTCGGCGGTGCGAACGAGGTGACCGTCGCCGACAACGGCAGGCCTTGAAGGGTGGCCGCCATGGCCTGTCTGATTCGGTTGGTAAACATTAGAGAACGTCCTCCAGGAACTGCTCGATGATTTCATCGCGGGCGTTGAGTTGATAAATCATGTGTTCGTTCGGCGCGTAGCGGCCGTAGTCGATGACGATGAACCAGGTGCCGTTCTTGTATTTCTCGACACTGTTCAATTCCGGGTGCAGGTACACGCTGCCGCCGGGAATGGTCTCGTCGGCCACCAGGGTTTGCAGCCAGTCGTTGATGCGCTTGACCTCCTGGTCCATGAACGACTTGGTCAGGTTCTTGGCCATGGCTTTCTGGCCGGCCTTGACCAGCTTGCGGCTGATCGCATCTTCCAGGCCCACGTAGCTGATGAACTTGCCGGTGATGGAGCGGTTACCCAGCAGCGAGAAACCGCCGAGGACGGTGCGGGCGTAGTAGCTCACGCCGTAGCGGTTGAGCAGGTCGCCTTCGGTGGAGGTGTCGAGGATGTTGTACTCAACCACGCGGGACACGTCTTCGGCGAAGGTCACCTGATTGCCCGGGCTTTCCCACTGCTTGACCTTGGCCAGCGCGGCGATGGCCAGGGACGACGGCGCCAGGAACACGTTTTTCTTCGCGGCCTTGGAGTACACCGACGGCATGTTGTGCACCAGCAGGCAACGGTCGAAACCGAGATCGGCACCGCCCAGTTCGCCGCTGTAGGTCACCTGGTCGGCGACGGTTGCGTCCTTGCCGTCCAGCACCACACGGGCCTTGATGCGCTTGCCGAAGGAGGCGAATTCGCCGGCCACGGCCTTGGTGCCGGTGAAGCCCGGGGCGCCGATGATGGTCAGGTCTTCGGGGACGCTGGCCAGGGCGGCGAGGCCCAGTTTGCGGCCGGTGACCGGCTCTTCACCGCCGATTACGTTATTGATGGTGTCGGCCGGGGTGGTGCCCTCGTCGACGATCACAACGTAGACCGGCACCTTGACCACTTTGAGGATCTGGTAAACGGCGTGGAACAGCGTGCCGGTTTCAGCGCCGGTAGGGTCCAGCAGCGCCTGGGTGGTGAAGCTGTTGATGCGGAACGGGGCGTTTTTCGGAATCGACGCATGGGCGTTGGGGGCAGTGCCCACCAGGCCGATGACGTTATCGCCCAGGCCACCCATGGCCTCGGGGGATTCGGTGGCGTTCACGGTGATGCCGTTGTGTTCGAAGTTCAAAACCTCAGCCATGATCAGTCAGCCTTCTTCGGGGTGGAGTTGAGGACGCTGGTCAGTTCCAGGCGGCCAGCGGTGCGCAGGGCGGATGCTTCGACGTCCAGCAGTTCCAGTTCCTCGCCGGCGGTAGACCAGTGGCCGTTGCCGGTGGGGAATGGAATGAGGACGGTGTAGGTTTGGCGATTGGCCATAGGTGGATCTCCGGGACGAAAAAAACCGCGAAGGCGGTTTTGTGTGACTGTCACGAGAATGGAACATGGGACCGTTAGGCGATCTGCTAACGCTCTTTTTAAGGAAGTGCTAGTTGTGGTAATTCAGAAACGAGATCTTGCGGACTGAACACCTCGCGCGTCTCCTGCTCGACGGCATCAAACTGCTCATAGCAGTAAGCCCAGCACAGCGACCGCCAGGAACGGAAGGCCTGGCCCTGAGCCTGAAAGCGCGGTACTGCCGGCTCATCGGCATAGCTAATCGCATTCTTGATATCGTCATATCCTGCGGACTTGGCCGTCTGATCCAGAAACGCCTGAACTACCGCAACACACTCAAGCTTGCGCTGTTCCCACGTCAATTCGGGCGGTTCCAAAATAATGGGGCGATTACCATCGGCCCCGATCACTTTGCCAGAGGCTTGAGCTGCGAAAAGTGCTTGGTACTCTTCAAGACTGACTTCCCGCAGCTCTCCTGCGAGCGGCAGGCAGCAGTCCGGATTTGCCACTTCAATCAAGGGTGGTTCTGCCGTGACATCTGCAATGCCAACGGTAGGCCGTTGCGCTTCAGGGGCGTTGGGATCAACTTCCCAAGCGGGATCCGGAATGTTGACCATAGGCCTTTCCCACGTCGGATCGGGGATCCGAAGTGTCCGCTCGCCATGGGCTCGGGTATCGTAAAAACCTAATGTTTGGGCATGAAAGAAAATCGTCATAGTCAGTAGCCTGTGGCCTCCCAGTAAATATCATCAGGTGAGTTGAACGGGCCGGAAATAACCGAAAACTGCGTATTGCTGACGATCAAGGTATTAGTGCCCGTTGCGGCATCGGAGTAAAAGAGACTCGTCCGGCTTGCAACAAGCGATGCACACCGATTGGGGAACGCGATAGGAAAACTGCGATGGGTGACGGTATCCGAAGCGCCCAAGGTAATTCCCCACTGCTTGATCATTCCCGTCTGGGCACACTTCCACCAACCATTGGGCCCAAGTGAGGCCGTATTTTTAAGCACGGCTCCCGGCACGTCGGCTGTGGCCGGCGGCAGGTTTGTCAGGCCGGCGGCGTTGCCGCTGTAGATGCCTGAGATCGACAAATGCCCCCCTTCGGTAAGGGTCATGGCGTTATTCGTTCCGCCCACATGAGTGACGACCTGTGCCGGCGAGGTGCTGGTTCCGCCGGAATAGGCCTCCATTGCCGCGAGGTGTCGCTCATTCCAGCACGTTGCTCGCCACACCATGTATGCCAAGTAGTTTGCCGGCGCATTGATCTGCACAGCTGGCGAGCGGCCTCGCCATGCTACAAATCCGCCGCCCATGTCAGGTAGTTCAAAGCTGGCGGTGCCTGACATCAAGCCACCCGTGGTGGGTAACTTGGAGTTGTCGGAAATCGCGATGTTGGCCGAGCCATCGAATGGCACACCATTGATTTTGGCGTGGTGTTGCCAGCCGGGAGGTTGTTCCGGAGTTTCCGGACACATCAATATTGTAGGAACCTTGCAGTCGTGCAGCGGGTACCGCCCCCTTCGTCAGGGCGCTCGCGTTAAGGTTAATGAGTTGGCCACCCTCGCCGATGTAGGCGCCCTTGATGGTCAAGTTACCTTGGCCTTCAAATAGGAAAGCGCTCGGCACAGCTCCCATATGAAGTGCTACTACCGGGAGCGAGGTAGACGTTCCACCAGAGTAGACATCCATGGACGCCAGATGACGTTCCCCCCACATCGTCCCCTTCCAAATAGAGTAACCATACGAGTTGATCGGACAATTGATCTGGATGGCGGGGATACGCTTTTGCCAATCGACAAAGGCCCCTCCCATGCCAGAAAACTCTGCGCTGATTGCGCCAGTCATAGTTCCGCCTTTTACGGGCAACTTCGACTCATCCGTCAGTTTCCCGAACATCGACGCAACTTCATCTTTCGTATAGGCATCCCTGATGCCCATCTCAGCCAACGTTCCAGGGTTCGTGCCGCCTATGGTTCGACCATATTTGTCGACAGTCAGAACTTTGTAGGTGCCAGCCTGAACACCACTTCTTCCCGCCAGCATCTCGAATACCAGCGGGGTGGAGCCCAACGCGATAACCCCTTTGCTGACCAACTGCCACAAAGAGCCTCCATAGGCAGTGCCCTCTTCGACAATTACGCTAAGTCCAGGAGTGACTCTTTGACTGGAGCTGGCATCCATCGAGCGCGACCAGGCACTATTGGCAACAATATAAATACCGTTGTCCTTCGCCAACGTCTGACCTGCGACCAGTACGCGTTGGCCAGCAATCACTGCAACCCCATCGATTTGCTGCGCGCCACTCAGGACGATATTTGCCGTAGCCGCCACACGAACCGACTGCTTGCTATCAAGCTTGGCCAGCTCGTCGCCGAGATAATCAACAACCCATGCCCGAGTTGCCTTGACGACAGTGTCATCAATCAGCAATGTCACCAGAGACGCATTACTCGTTTCGAAAATCGAGCGGATGTAAAACTCTTTGCCCGACCCAGATGTCGCCAGTACGGGTTTGAACGACTCCGGATACTTGACGATGGCGTACAACACGCCGCTATCGGTCCAGATACCCGCCTCGCGCACATACCACCCACCGACATCTGACGGAATCGTCACCTCTGCCAGGAGCCAGCTGGGATTTTTCTCGTCTTGGAAAAGGGCATTCAATGGCCCCCGCCATACCTCACGCTTCAATGCTTTGGCGGTCGCATCCGGGTTATAGACAGCGCCGTTGCCATCACCAACCGAAATTTGTGCAAGCTTGATCGGAAGCCCAGCAGCCTTGCAGGCAGTTTCGTAGGCAATTCCATCATTGGTAAGAAGAGTATAAAAGTCGGCCATTTAGGACCTCTGTGGATAAATAGTGAGCGTCTCGACGCTATAAAGCCCCGCGGCAGAGAATGCATTGCCGGCGGCTTTCAGACCGTCGATAACAATCGGATGGATAATGGTAAGTTCGCCGCATACCGTCGCGGCAGCGATGGAATGGGTACCAGATGCGCTCAATCCCACAGAGACCGACAGGATGTCGCGTTCGCTTTTTGCAGCGACTAATCGCTGGTCCAGTCGAGCGTCCATTTCTTCGCTGTAGGCCAGGCTTGTGAACGCTCTCACCGAAAAACTGTAAGGCGCACCGATTGGCGTTTGCTCGTACCACGAGCGAACCTGCGGGACCAACTGCAGCCCTGTAGCGGCGTTTTCCAGCGCTTTACGTGTACCGGACTGGCGAGCGGTCGGCCAAGCGAGCTTCACCGTGCCCCTCTTTTCAGCCTCAGGAGCACTGGAACTCCATTCAGTAACACCACGATCTGCAGCCAGGTACGGTAAGAATTCCACTGGCGTCTGCAGCGGATTCATCAAGGCGGGAAAGGGTGGCGTCACCCGATCGAGCAATTGCCCGAAACCCAGGTCCAGCGCCTTCTCCAACGGCGAACTGTTGGCGGGCAGCAAACTGCCTTTGGGCTCGTTCATAGCGTGCGCACCTCCACCTCGACGCCCGTGCAATACGGGGCCTGGAACGCGGTGGTGACGATCGGCTCCAGCGGTTCAAGGATTTGCAGTTGTGCAGCTCCCGCCGAGTGGATGGCGTAGTCGATCCAGCTCGGGTCCACCCGCCCTTCCAGGCGATGACAGGACTCTGCGTAGTCTTGCAGCAGTTTCCGCGCGGCGACTTGAGTGAGCCCGGAATCCGGGCCCGCGTTGATCTTGGCCACCACGCGGATTTTGTAGCGCAGGATCTGAGCCGCCTGCACCGTGACGAGATCCGTTTCCGGTCGCACGTCAGGCCGGGCGAAATGCCGACGTACACCGTCAAGCAGATCAGCAGAAGGTGTGCCATCCCCGTCTCTGGACAGGACCGTGACCATCACTTCGCCGGGCGCGGTTCGACGGCCATTACCATCCTTGACCCGTGCCGCGTAGCCGTCCGGGTCGAAGGTATAAGTGACCGTCACCACACCCGGCGTAGCACTTTGCACTTTCACCGATGGACGCTCACCGAGGGTGAAAACCTCCCGGCGATACTGCATCCGCGAACCCGCCGCCGGAGCGTGAGGCGCGAGGTAATAACGCAACCGGGCGTCATCGTCGCTCTCCAATGTTGGCGGTACCGGCGGGAAAGCCGCCGGGTCACCAGGGTCGAGCACCTGGCGCTCAAGGCCCATGTCCGCCAGGCGCGCATCGAGGTTGCTGCCGGTGGCCCACCACGCCAGCATCTGCTTGATGCGGGCGTTGTATTTGCGCTCGTGGGTTTGCAGGCGAACGCAAAAGCTTCCAGCGCCAACGTCAGCAACTCGCTCTCGTTCTCCAGGCTGACCTTCAGCTTGGCGGC